GCCGTCTGGCATAGGCTCATCAAACAACGATGGTGCTAGTTGCTTGATGATGGTGCGGCATTGCTCTGCCACTTCCCTATGTTCCTTCTGTGTAGCAACATCACATCGAACATCGATGTAATGCAACCAGCTACGAAGCGTACCATTGACATACATCCTCGACATCGTCAGCCCTTCAGGCAACACCTTCCGAGCCACTTCCTTTGCTACACCATTTGCCAGCGCTTGCTCATAAGCCTGTCTAGCCTTGATCCACACCGACACTTGCTGCTCTGTCCACCAGCGTGTTAGCTCTCGGTCTTCAGTGGGGATGGAATTTTGTCTGTTCTTGTTGTCTTGTAGCCTGGCTTCACCGACGCTGTAGTCAGTGACTTCAGCATAGCGCTGGCTAAACTCTTGAAAGCTGAAGCTGCGATGTCGAAGAATCTGACGGGCAATGTCTCTTGTTGTTTCCAGTTCTATACAGATGTTGCCCATTTCAAACACGGACCAATGTCCATGCTTCATGCAATAGCGCAACAACTTACCTGCTGTTGCGTCGTTGCTTTGATTGCTAGGGTTGCTCACCCGAGCACAATAGGCAACGACGCTCTCTAGGTTAGGCGTTGCCCAAATCAGCTTCGCTCTTGCCGTCATCGTCTACTTCCTTAATTGAAACTGTAGCCTTGTCCATCTTTTCAACAAACTCTGTCAGGGCTTTTGTGATGGTGGTACTAAGAATGAGCTGTACTTCTTCAGAAGTCAATTCATAGATCAGCAAAGCACTGCCGTCTTCCTGTTCAACAATTTCATGAATCTTCATCTCTGTTCTCCTTAGGTGCGGATGTAGCGGTCTTCAGGATCGATGCCGTTCTTGATGTCTTGTGCTTCATCGCTGGTGAAGTAGTAGTCAAACAATACTTCCATTCCCTTCATCGTCCTCAACGTCACAAGCTGATCTTCGGGGTGCTTGTTCTCAAAATCATCGCCTTCAGCTTCTTCCTTCAATTCAAAGTAGTCTCGCTTGAGTAGCGTTTTGAAGAGTCCATAGGCTATGTCGTAGTCCAGCTTTAGTGTGATGTCGTTCATTTCTTTCTTTCCTTTCGTTCAAGAAGTGTCTTCTTTGTGTGGCATTCTTTACAAAGCACCTGCAATTTGTCCATTTCGACGTACAACCTTTCGATGAATACGTCCCAACTGACAAAGCCCTGCTTAGGGTCAACAACAGGATCGATGTGGTCTACAGCAATGTTCTTTGATGTAAAGACACCGCTGCATTGAGCACATCGATAGTGCAGGGCTAGTTTACCAGTGTCTTTGTTAATCTGTCTACCTACTTCAGCATCCTTCAGCACACGCCATTTGACAGGCCACCGATGAGATGCTGAACGTAGAGCGCTGACAACAAAGCTACGGAACCTAGCCTCTGTCCATTGCCCACTGTTGCGTAGCTTCACCATCCAAAGGGTTCTGTGCTGCGGATGGGTAGGTCAAACAACTCAAGCTGCTTAGGCTGCTCAGGCTGCTTAGGAATAGTGACAAGCCCTTCCTTCTCCCTACGCTCAATCTCCCTGTTGATGTACCAGGCAGCTTTACGCAGGTCCTCAATGTCGTTGCCTTTGTGATCAGCACGCCATAGATATTTGACAGCGTTTCCAACACAGAAGCTCATGTGCTCTGTCACTTCTATGCACTCAATTCCGCTGGGATGGGCGGTGTAGTGCTGTGGATGATTGACATTGTCCTTCACTGTTGTTCCTTTGTCGGTGGTGTCCACATTTGTCCTTTGTAGCGTCTAAGCCACAGCAGCCTACCATTCTCAACAACTCTGTCTACGTTTCCTTCATAGGCTTCAACACAGACATTGAACATATCTACTTCTGTGCTGATTTCCTCCAACATCCTAGCAGCCTTCACAGGACCAACGCCTCTGATGCCGATGATGTTGTCAGCAGAATCTCCCATCAATATTTGTTGATAGAAGAATTTGATGGCTTCATCGGGAGTGATGAAGAGATGTTCTCGTTTGACATAGTTGTAGAAGTGTGTAGGTATTTGCTTGAAGTCTTTATCAACGCTGATGATGCAACATTGATGTTGTAGCTTGGTTGATTCAATGGCGATGAGGTCATCTGCTTCTTCGTTGACAGCAACAACAGCCTTCCATTGCTTCTTCAAATAAGCCTTCACCTTCTTCAGATGCTTTGGCTTAGGCTGTGTTCTGTTGCCTTTGTATGGTGCAGTGATGGCTATGGCTTTTCTGAAGTTGGTGTCTCCAGATAGATACAGCTTCCATTGGTCATACCATCTATCAACGTAGTCGCACGATAACAGCGCTCCTGTTACGATGCTGTCTACAGTGTGATAGGCAACTTTGACGTCTTCTTCTTCACACGCCGCTGCTGCCCTATACGCCATAGTGTCAGCGTCTAGGAGCGCTATCACTCTTTCACCTCTCGCACCAACTTAGCGTCATCAATGATGTGTCCTTGTTGCTCTTGCATCTGTTGAACGATGTAGCCAGCAAGATGATGCTTGCCAATCATTCTCAGAGCTTGAACCAACACAGACACATCCTCTTCAGACGGCAGTTTGATGCGAAACATCAGAGAGCTTCGTCGTCGTCAATGGTTCCACCAGCACCGCCGAACTCAATGAGTTCAGTGATGACAATCTTCTTCAGCGAAGGGGACACGCCTTTCTTATTCTTGTACTTCCATTCATAGCTAGTGACAATGCATTTGGCCTTGCTGCCATTGCCGATCTTCTCGTTGATCTCATCACCGTCTTCGTCCAAGACTTTGATGGGAGTAGAAGACTTGCAAGTGATGTACTTACCGCTGTCGTCCTTTTCCTTCACCTCAATGTTGAGCTTCTCCAGAGCCTCAACAGCAGCGTCAGAGAGTTGAGTGAGGTTGATCTGATACTTACCAGACATCTCATTCGGTTCCTTGTTCTGACACCACATCACAACAGCTTTGAGCTTTACTGAATCCATTTTCACTTCCTCAAGTTGTGCCACAGAATTGAACACGCTGTGGCTTCGTGTTGCTGGTTACGATAGTCCAGCGTTGCTGCCGCCCGGATGTCCGAGCCTTCTATGCTGTGCCTACAACACAGGCAACCGATCAAGCATTAGTGACATTCTCTCCAGTTTGCACCGACTTTACCTTCGGCGTCAACGGGGCAGCGAAATTGTAGCACCTCACCAGCAATGTTGGCAGCTTTCTCGATGAGCCTAGCAGCCTGCTCTGCCTGTGCGGGCAACACAGAATATTGAACTTCGTCATGCACCCACGCCATCAGCTTAGCGTCTACGTTGTGCTCACGGAGCAGCCTATCAGCCTCTACAAGCCATTGCTTGGCGATGATGGCACCTGCCCCTTGGAGCAACGTATTCAACGCAGCATGGTCGCTTCTGATGCGGATGCGACGTCCATCCAAGCCTGGCACATGACCCTTCTTCACAAACTTAGACAGCTTCTGCTTCAAAGGAGCAAGGCCGGGTGTGTTGTTGATGAAGTTGTCAATGAGCTTCTTGCCTTTAGTGCTGCTCACACCAACAATAGAGCCTGCCTTCTCAGCACCAGCACCATACAACACCCCATAAGTCAACGTCTTTGTTAGATTGCGGACGCGCTTGTGCTCTGCGTTGTCTTCCTTCACCGTCCCCTTAGGCACCAACCCAAAGCTCTGTGCATTCATCCAATGCACATCACCCTTCAACAACTCATTTGTCCAACCATCATCGTTCAGATAGTGAGCAAGACAGCGTAGCTCAATGCCACTCAAGTCAACACCGACTTGGCTGCGTCCTTTACCTGCATACCACACTTCTCTGCACTCTGGTCCATACGGTGAAGACACGTTAGGAATCTGTGCCATGTTGGGGCTGCTGTGTGTAGCTCTACCAGTGACAGCACCACAGGTGATGATGGAGCCATGAACCTTGCCGTCGTCCTGCACAGCATCAAGCCAGCTACTGATCATTGACACCCTCTTCTGAACCATCAAATATTCATTGAGCAGCTT